GTTTTCTGTACGCCTCAGCAATATTTTGGCAGGGGGGGTTCTAAGTCTCCCGTAAGTCTCCCGCTATGTCTCCCGCTCGGATCACAAGTCTCCTGGTCTCCCGTAAGTCTCCGGGGCAAACGCTAGTAAATACAGGGCATACAGAGTGTTGGGAGACATGGAGACATAGATTCATAGAAAAAATGAATGCCAGTGCGTATTCCTAAGTGCCTGATAATAAGAGTCTTTGTATCTTGCCGTAGAAGTTTGCTAATCATAAGTCTCCTAGTCTCCCGGTCTCCCATGTACATCAGACGCAAAGCCAAGCCAAAGCCTTGGATGGCAAAAAAGAAAGGCCGCAGCAAGCCTTCGTATGCTAACGCCTCGGTCTCTTCTGCAAACCCCTTGTACAAAACAGCCGAGTGGGAGTCCACCAGGCAAGCTGTGCTGCAACGCTACCCAGTATGCTATTGGTGCGAACACATCGGCATATTGACGGAGTCCACCGATGCTGACCACATTCAACCATCATCATCTTTGCAGTCTAGGTCTCAATTCTTCGACCAAGAAAATATTGTTGGCAGTTGTCGATCATGCAACTCAAAGCGGGCTAGCTACTCAGCCAAAGGTGTGTGGCTAGAAACAAAAGAAGAGTGGGGGGCATATTTGAAAATGAAATTTTTTGCGCAATGAGCTTGATTAACCTTATCCCTGAAGCACGTTCCATACTAACTAGCGATAGTTCTGTTACTGCTGAAGTCGCTGCCAATAAGATCTCCTTTGCGCAGCGTCCGCAAGGTGACCAACTACCTGGCATCACAATTGACGTAGGTACAGTGGAGTACGAGCCTACTATGCAGAGCCCGAATGCTGCTACTGTGTATAGGGTAGACTATCGAATATTCTCTAATAAGGCCGAATCGGCAGCCACAATCCACGAAGCCGTCAAAGCGGCAATAATTGACTACAGTAGCAGTACCTTCTTAATCAGATTGTTTGACGAAAACTATTTTGTTGACGTAGATTTGATTCACAGGACAACCATCAGCGTAACGTTTGAAATAAGTGAGTAAGGACAAAGAAGACATTCTAAGCAAGATGCGAGCAGCGGCCAAACAGGCCGTTCAATCAAATGCTACTGAGCCTACAGAACAAGGTTCTGTTGTCCTGCGTCCAATATTTAATCTAGATACAGATGGCGACCGCTTGTTTTCTATGGTCATAGACTATTTAGAAGATCGCGGTCTGATAGAATCTGTGGACGTAATTACAGTCACGATGTTAGCCAAGAGCTTGGCTTTGTACATAGCTGCGGCAAGGCAGGTGCATGGCATTGATGACATGATTCAGGTCTATCCTAATGGCACTAGCAACGTCAGCGGCTCATTTACCGCCCTATCTAAAGCCCAGGATCAAGTTATGAAGCTCAGTGCGAAGCTTGGCTTAAGCCCCATGGACCGCACCAGGATATTAGGGGCAACTGTTAATGGCGGGCTAGCTGTAGACCGAACACAAGACGGAGATGCAATCGATGATTTGATGTAATGGATAGTGGCGTGGACACATCCGCGCTTGACAGAATATGGGATTATGTCGAGGGCGTCACGGAGGGCAGGGTTGTTGCCGGTAAATACATCAAATTAGCGTGTGAACGCCTTCTATTAGACCTAGACCGAGATGATTGGGAGTGGGTGTTTGATTTTACAAGGGCCGCTAGATATATTAATTTCATTGAGCGCGTATGCGTTCATACACGTGGTGAGCTTGCGGGTAAGCCTATGATTCTAGAGCCGTGGCAGTGTTTCTTCATAGGGCAGATTTTTGGTTGGGTGGATCGATTTGACCCTTCTAGGCGCAGATTTAGTAGTGCTCATCTGTTTGTTGCTAGGAAAAACGGCAAGTCGCAGCTAGCAGCGGGCATTGCCTTAGCTATGGCTACGTTAGATGAAGACGGCGCTCCGCAACTAGTTACGGCGGCCACCAAGCGCGATCAGGCTCGCGAAGTCTTTGATGAAATCTGTCGTTGTGTAAAAACCAATCCCGTTCTTTCAAAGCGGTTTACCGTAAGAAGGGGTGAGGTTTTAGCCCCAAAAGACGGAACTATCCGCCCATTGAGCTCTGATGCCAACACCTTGGACGGTTTGAACCTAAATTTAGCAGTAGTTGATGAGTTCCATGCCATGAAGAACGGGGACCTGTACCGGGTGCTAGCCTCGTCCATGGGCAGCAGAAAGAGCCCGCTGATGCTAGCCATTACTACTGCTGGCTTTGTTCCCGACGGCCCTTGTGCTCAGTTCATTCGTGCAGGAAAAGCCGTATTAGATGGCAGTAAATCCAATGATCGCCTACTTATTTTGCCATATGAGGTAGATGAGGAAGACGAATGGGATGATGAGGCAGCATGGATAAAGGCCAATCCAAATCTCAATGTTAGTGTCAGTGAAGCACACTTGCGTACTCAATTTGCTAATGCGCAGATGTACGGAGGCCGGAACATAACAGAGTTTATGGTCAAGCACCTCAACGTTTTTGTAGGGTCAGATGAGGTTTGGGTAGAGGATTCTGTGTTTATGAGCGAGGAAAACTGTGATAATCCAGACTCTTACGCTGACATTGATAGGTCAACGGGAAAGCCAAAGGCCTACCTAGGCTTAGACCTTGCCTCGACGGATGACATGACCGCACTCGCCATTTGCACTGGTGACGCAGAAAATGGTTGGGGCATGCGCATGCACTACTTCTTACCTGAGATGGCAATAAAGCGCCGACTAGCAAAGGACGAAACTTCTATTTACGGCGACTTGACTAACCTGGACAACGTTACAATTACCCCTGGCAATGTAACGGATTATAATACCATACGTCGTCTTGTGAGTGGTCATTATGTGGTCGATGGAAAGGTTGAATATGACGCCGACAATCTTAGCGAAAAGTATCGGATCATGGGCGTGGCCTACGACAGGTGGAACAGCCTTAACCTTATACGTGATTTAGAGGGTGATGGTGTCACTTGCGACCCATACGGTCAGGGTTTTGCTTCAATGAGCTTTCCAAGCAAGGAGTATTCTAAGGCGCTTTGGACAAACAAGCTACACCACGGAGGTGACCCACTGCTGCGTTGGATGATGGGCAATGTTGTTTTGCGCACGGACCCTAGTGGTAATATTAAACCGGATAAAGGTAATTCCGGGGACAAGATTGACGGTGTAGTTGCGGCAATAATGTCCATTGGTGAAGCACTCACATTTGACCAAGAGGATGGATTCAGTTTTTTCATGGCTGTCGTGGACCTGTAACCTCACAGAGCACTACAGACTTTTGCTTTCATGGCATCAGAAAGCAAGCCTAATATCTTTTCACGTGTTATCCGAAGGTTCTTTCCGGAGAAGCGGGCGAACTACGCGGATTACATGCTCGCCCGAGGGCAGAACTACATTCGCCTCTTTGGAGATGGATTTAGCGGCGGCAGTGGAGCTTTAGAAATCAGCGCGGTATACGCTTGCACAAGCAAAATTGCCGATACGATTGCTAGCCTAGAGGCTCACGTAGTACAATATGAAGGCGACACTCACGGTGCCAGGGTTATGCGTCATGACCATCCGGCGTATCGAATGATTGCTAAAGAGCCAAACCCTTTTATTGGGGCTTATGAGTTTTGGCAGATGCTAATTAGCGACGCCCTTCTATATGGAACAGGATATGCATTCATACACAGGGATCAAGGAGAGATTTACTACTTGCCTAGCAGCCGGGTATTCTTTGAGGACGACCCCCTCACGGGTGAACGTTTCTATAGCTACGAAAACAGCCCGGGGCCGATACCGTCATCGGATGTATTGGAAATTAAAGCATTTCGTGGAGTTAATCCTACGCAGCAGCAGCTGCAAAACTTCACGACCGCTAAGGCCGTCCAAGACTTTGGGTCAAAGTTCTTTCAGAACGGAGGAATGATGGGCGGCATTCTCTCTACTAAGGAGCACCTTAGTATAGAGCAGATGCAGGAGGCCAAGGATATGTGGGAGCGCGAATACTCCGGTATTGCCAACGCTCACAAGATGGCCATTCTAGGTGGAGGTTTTCAGTACCAAGCTCTTACTGTTCCACTTGAGCAGTTGCAGTTCTTGGAGATGCGCAAGTACACAACCGAGGAGATTGCTCGCGTCTACGGTGTTCCTCCGGCTATGATTGGACTAGAGGGTAACACTGCATACAGCAATTATGAGCAGCAGGTCTTGCAGTTCCAACAGGGGTGCATTCTTCCCTGGGTACGCCGTATTGAGCTAGAGATTGAGCGCAAGCTATTAAAGGACGACAACAACTTGGGTTGCTTTTTTGACGTATCCACCCTGCTCCGTGGCGACACTGAAACTCGCGCTAAGTATTACCATTCTATGCTTCAGGACGGAGTTTTCAGTATCAATGAAATTAGAGAAAAAGAAGGGTACGGACCCGTTGAGGGAGGCGATGCACATCATCTCCAAGTCAACATGATACCTTTGGATAAGATGGACGACTTCGCGTCTTCCGTAACTAATAATAAGACAGATGCCTAGAATTGGATACTTTATTAAGAACGTGCGGGAGTATGACAACCCCACGTCTGCCAATGACGCGGCGACAATAGACGTAGGCTTTGCTGGCACTCCCGATTTTGGTGGTAAGAACTACTATATGTTCTATCAGTGGCCCTCAAGCATTACCGCCTCACTTGCTAATGGTACCGCGCAGGGTGCTTTGGCGTATCTCCAGCTAAAAGAACGTTTTCCAAGTATTGCTCAAGCTATCGCCCAACAGCCGGCTACCGGCTTCGATAGCGCTCATGTAATTGCCGAGCTTCAGCAGGTCTACGAATCAGCTCGGGTGACTGGAGCAAGTTATGGGGACGACTTTCGACTGCGTGTTGGCAAGCGCATCTACATTTTCGGATACGCATACAGCAGTTCCGCCGCCATCAATCCGGACACGGCAAACATTACTTGGAAAGACTGATGGCTGAAAGCTACGGGGGATATCCGGCTTCGGCCAAAGGCGCTGCTCGAAAAGCTCTGCGGCACAAGGAGAAGAACGGTTCTTCTTGCGGAACCAATGTGGGCTGGCAGAGAGCTAATCAGATTGCGTCCGGCGAAAAGCTTTCCTTGTCAACTATAAAAAGGACCTTCAGCTTCCTTAGCCGTAGCGCCACCTACACCAC